ATTGGGAGGAAGTCCCCGATCATCAACCAGCGATCATGCCCGCGGCACCAGCAGCGGACAATGGAGCACGGATGGTGAGTAACGTTCGCGAAGAGACGGCCCGCAAGCGTAACCTGCAAGCCATGGAGGACGCCCGTGAGCTGATAAAGGAACACGCTAAGAACCTAGGGTATAAGGGTGAGTTGCACCCCACTGACGCGGCTGTCACTCGATGGAGGCAGATGACTCCCTCAGATCATGTCGACATAGTGGAGACTCAAGCTAAGCTTATCACTTTTTTGAACAATCCAAACGAGTTCACGCGGCGCGTTGTCACTCTCCAGGATAAAGTTGCGGCTACTGGCTCGAAGAAATCACGCAAGGCCGCTAGTGGAGCAAAAGTGAAGGCTGCCATACACGGTGGTGAGAATACGAATAAGGTCAAGAACGATCAAACCACGAAGGCACAAGCCAGAAACTTGGGCGCGGCTCCTGGACAGGACGTCTCTCGAGTCGACCAGGCCTTCGCTACCCTCATCGCTGATAACTTTGCAGTCTTTGATTGGCAGAAGCTTGCAGGCGTGGGCGGTGGCGGTGGTGGTGATAAGATGCGCACGAACTATCGTCAAAATGGTCAACTCAGCCATCAACCGGGGGGGGGGAGGATGCGAAACTACTCCCCGAACAACGGAAACGCCCCACTGGAGGAAGAAGTCGATGATGGTCAGAACCTTGATCAGGAATGGGATGGTTATTGGGATTACCCGCCGCATGTTTATGAGAGTACACCTGAGGCCATGTACTACGTTCAAAACGTGCCGGGGTCCGCGAACTTCGACGTGCAGAAGTACGTCGAACTGGAGACTCGGTTGCTGTTGCCGTATGAAGAAGAGCCAACTCCAGAGTCACACCCTGAAGCGATAGTGTCGGGGAGAGATACGATTGCTGGTCCGAGAGGATTGTCTATTGAGCTTGCAACGGCGCTCTCAGATAAGATATTCCCAAGGAGTAGGGCCTGCTATGCCAACCGTTGTTTTATTGTCCCACTCGACTCCCTTTTTTCCAAGGATGAGTTAACGGTCTTCAAGATCTCTGAAGCCAAGCAGAGAATCAAGGACCGCGTGGCCATCACAACCTTCGTCTTCGGCGGCGTGAAGGCTAACAACGTCGTGGCTAAGTATTATACTCTTGCGCGTATGGTGCCGTATGTGGTTGGGGTGGTCTATTTGCAGGGCCCGGCTCTTGGCGTCCTCAACAAAGAGACCATTAGCGTCAAGGTGGGTAAGTGGGAGAGCTCCATGTGCGCTGGTATGTTCAAGTTTTCGGAGAAGAGGCAAGTGGCTACGTACTTGACAATCAGTGACAGCGGCCTGTTGTCGCATACAGCAAACACTCATGAAGGCGACTGTGGGACTCCCATTTACCATGGAGATAGGTTGGTGGCTGTACATGTCGGCTGGCGACGAATGGGTAAGCTACAACAGAACTTGGCTATCCGCGTCGCTGGCCCCACTCCTATAGATGATCAAGCCGAGACTCTACTCGAGGATGAGGAGGAAACCACACTTACTCCACTCAGCGAGACAGAGAAGAAACGCTTGCATGCTCTAGCTGATGCTACGCAGCTGGAAGCGCAATCTTATATTCCTACGGATACTGTCAAAGTCCTCACGCCGGAGGAGAAACTCGCGCAAGTGCGACAAGAAACAGCCACGAGCTTCACGACTGCTGCAGTAGTAGCTGCTGCTGGAGTGTGTGCTGGCAACCTCGGTTTAGTCGCACTGGGCGTAGGTGCAGCAGCTGCTGCTGCTTACCAAGGTTCTCAAGAGGTAGCATCTGCTAAGGAACAGATTGCCGTCTATAATAGTGGTGCTGACGTCCCAGTCAGTGAAGAAACCTTTGCGCACCTGATGGAGGCGAGGCAGCTCCAGGCCACCCTCCCTGATGTGAGCGTTGAGGAGGCTGAAAACATGGTTCATCCGTGTTTTAGGTTGGTAGTCACTGGCGACAAACCGAAGTCACGGGGTGTCGTGGTTGGGGACGCAGTAAATGATAAGTACATCTATCTGGAGCAAGATCTGTCGTCGGCTCTGAGTGAGGAAGCCATTGGAGGGGTTGAGAAACCCATCAACATGGAGCAAGTTGAGTTGGTAGCGAAGAACGTCCACCGAATTGCCTCGAACATACGCCAATCAGCACTCGTTGGACGTTCCCCCATACCACACACTCGTCCCTGGATCTACGCGGTTGCGCACCGCACCGCGAAGGCAACCTCTGCAGGTAACTTGTACGAACTCTTTAGTGTGCCTAAGCCCAAGCTGGATGGCGAGCGCACTAAGTTGACTTTCCTGACTGATTGCATCAAACACGGGAAATTCAATGACTTCGCTAACGCAGTTCTCGACGTGCTAGTAGCTCTGAACTCGGGCACGGCCCACAACATGCGAGGTTACGTTCGTATGAGTAACAAGGATGAGCCGATAACGCATAAGAAGTTTGCGGGAGGTCGCGGACGCACCATCAAAGAGCCCCCTTGGTACGTCGCGATCGCCCAGATCATGCTCACTGCAACCTGCAAGCTAGATCAGCCAGAGCTTGGCGAGCCAACACTGATCAGCACACCAAATGGTTTGCAGCTATCTCCTGCTTACAAGATATACACTACGGATGATATCATGGCTGAGCGGCCAAGTAAGTACTGGCTGCTTGGGCATGATATCCAGCACTGTTTGAAGGCTTGGAAAATTAACAGTCTGCGACGCGCTATGCAAGATTGGGTTATGGCTGATGTCTCGGCATGGGACAAGACGCTACACCCGCGCCTGGTGCAAGCACTCTTCGTGGGCCTTACGGGATCGCAAGCAGGCCTTGCTTTGGCACGTTGGTGTCATTTGGATCCAGTGTTGGTTATGTATGGTCGCTGCTTTGAGAATCCCAGGCCCAGTTGGGCGTCAGGTAACTCACACACTCTCAGCGGAAATACTATCATCCATGCTGCCATCGTTGGTACGGTGGCGGAGGAATATCTTGTGCAAGGTGACGACGTTATCGTTCAAGCGCATAAGTGGAAACGACTCCATGCCGTCTACAACCAGTTGGGTATGACGGTCAAGGAGGCCATGGTAGGTGAGGCTAGCCTTGAGTTCTGCAAAATCTTTGTCTTACGCAACGGCATGCAAGGCATTGATCTTAGCGATATTGCTCGTAAGGCGCACCTCAAAACGGGGAAACTAGACATCACTACCCTTGAGGATCTCTGCCGTGGTTGTGATTACGTGATCTATCGCCCGATCGATGGAGAGGGTGGCACTGAGATCAACGACGCCGTCAAGCAACTAGCGCAGCGTACGCAAGTTGAGGTGCTGTTAGAGCACCCCGGTGGTCCCCACTTCAAGAAGCTTGACCTAGAGTAAGTGTGAGTTCAGACGCGGCTTCACGATCAGATGCGGGCCTAACGAACCCGTGGTTGCGTCTTTGTGTAAAATCGGAGTTGTTCTTGGGTCCACGGGCTGGACCACCCCTCGCGGGGCTGCTACACCTAGCACAGGAG